ACCCACGGGACGGGGCGCTGGCTACATTTGACTTGGTCAATAACACGGGAGAGGAAAAAAACAATTGGGCTAGGCCCAATAAGCATATAAGCCCATTTAGAATTAAAACAGAAGGTAAGTGGGAAGTTAGTGCGTGGGACCAGGAGAATATAACACTTTACTTAATGGAGAAGCAAAGCAGATGCTTTCCTGGAAGCTTCCTGTTAGCTTACATAGTACGCTTGGGAGATATATATGCCTATATATATCTTCGTCTTCTCTATTGTTCTTCATAATTGCAATGGGTCTGAAATATTTCAGTAATCTCCCTTTGGAGCTTAAAGAGAAGATTTTAAAAGATCATATGAGAGAAGAAAGGAAGGAGGAGTTCCTAAGAGGGATTATCAGAGATAGATGTGAATTTTGGTCTAAGAAGATTAAAGAAGGAATTATCAGTCATGAATTAGCTGTTGGATTGTCAGAATATCTAACTGGGTTATCTTCTTATGTTGGAGAACATCTGGGTATGAAATGTTATGTTAAATGGTCTAAGGCTGTTAATGTAAACATTAAATTTCCTGTTATTGAAGAACAACATCTTAAGTTCTTTGGTTATCAAGGACATGATATATTATCATGTTGTGAGTTATTTGTCATGGAAGACGAAGAAGATGAAGACATAGTTTATGAAGAAGGCTATTTATTAGATTGTAAGAGATTAGAGGACATATTGTCAGATTTGTCTGTTAAATATTGCTATATTGTTATTGAAGAAGAAGGTATTAAAATACCTGATTATTAGTAAATTGTAATATTTAATTAATATGAAATGTATTATATATTTGAAGAAATAAGAAGAAATCAATATATTTTGCCTAATAACTCTGCGAAGCTGTGTGTTTAGTGTTATCCCTTATTAAAAATATATTTTTAATAGGACTTATGACATCAGGTGTAGCTAGGCTGACGTCCCGTGGAGTATTATT